GCGCACGGCGGGAACTCGCCCAGCCACGTCGCCTCGGCCCAGCTCGCGCAGGCCCAGCACGTCGCCCAACTCTTCGGTCGGCCCCGACGCGTCCACCCGCTCGACGGGCTGTTGGAGGACTACTACCGCGCCACCGGCCTGGTCGACGCCTACGAGGCCATGTGCATGAATCTGCTGCCCTCCGACGTCGTCTGGGGCGTCATCAGCGAGGAGCGCAGCGAGGTCACCGACGAACAGGGCGCGCTGTCCCCGGCCGAGGTGAAGCGCAGGTACGGGGCGGCCGTCCACGCCTGGGTCAAGGCGCTCAACGACGAGCGCGACCGACGCAACCGGCTCGGCGAGGCCATCCTCCGGCTGGACATCGACAGCCGGCGCGCGGAGTTCCAGGCCAGCCAGGTGGCCGCGCTGGTGGCGGTCCTGCTCAGCCCCGAACTCGGCCTGGACGCCGACCAGCGCCGGGCAGCGGCCCGCATCCTGCGCTCGCTGGAGCGCGACCAGCCGGCCATCGAGGGGGCTCTGGCATGACCCACCCCCGGGCCGGCTGCGTAAACTGCCGCCGGCCCATCGAGTTCGTCCCGGTCATCGGCTGGCTGCATGTTCTGATGTCCTCGGCGAGCATGGTGCACTCGTGCGAGAACGCGTGGCCGCAGTCGTACTCCAACTCGGCCCTGGGCGTCGGCTTCTGCCCGTGTGGGCACCTCTGGCACGTCCACGATGTCGACGAGTATCGGGGCGACGGGTCGGAGACCTGCTGTCACCCAGGCTGCCAACAGCACGGCTGCCCCGGGCGCGTGCCCGCCCCGGCGCCGTGAGTCCGTGGGTTTCCACGCCAGCGCGGCCGACCTCGTAGACCCCGACACGGCCGACCGGCAACGCGCTACCCGCCCCGAGTTGGCCAACCCGGTCACGCTGGCCGGCCACCTGGACAAGACGTACCAGGTCCGCTCCCACCTGACTCTGATCGGCGACGAGCTCGCGGCCCTGGAGCGCGGTGACACCTTCGACCGGCTGATGGTGAACACGCCGCCGCGGGTCGGCAAGACGAAGACCGCAGTCGAGTGGTTCGTCTTCTGGTGGCTCATCAAGCACCCGACCGACCGGGTCATCGTCGGGTCCTACGGTGATGACCTGGCCCGCCGGGCTGGCCGCAACATCCGCCGGCTGGTGGCGACCTACGGCCCGATGTACGGCCTCCAGTTGGAGCGGGGCTCGGCGGCGGCCAACGACTGGAGCCTGACCACCGGCGGCGGCGTGCGCTCAGTCGGCATCGGCTCGGGCATCACCGGCCACGACGGCGACCTCATCGTGATCGACGACCCGACCAAGTCCCGGGCCGAGGCCGAGAGCGTGGCCCGTCGCGACGCCATCTGGGACTGGTACTCGGCCGACATCGGCGCCCGCGTGGTCCCGGGCACCCGGATGTTGCTGATCCAGACCCCGTGGCACCCCGATGACTTGCGAGCCCGGGTCGTCCAGCAGGAGGGCAACGCGAAGAACGGCGGCGCCTGGCGCGTGGTCGTGATGGCCGCGCTGGCCGAGGACCCGGACGACCCGCTCGGGCGTGGGTACGGCGAGCCGCTGCCCCACCCGAAGATCGCCGAGGGCGACACCTTCCGGCTGATGAAGTACTGGGAGCGGATGCGCTCGATGCGCGGCGTGCGGGACTGGCGCGCCCTGTATCAGTGCGACCCGAAGGCGCCCGAGGGCCTGCTGGTCAAGCCCGAGCTGATGCGTCAGCGCCGTTGCTTCGAGCACGGCACCTGTGAGCCCCGCAAGCGCCGGATCGGCGTGACCATCGACCCGAGCGGTGGTGGCCGGGACACCGCCGGCGTGATGGCCGGCTACCTCGGCGAGGACGAGAAGCTCTACTTCACCCACGACAAGACGGCCGTCATGCCCAGCGAGGAGTGGGGCCGGGTCGCCTGCGATCTGGCGGTCGAGGTCGACGCCGACTGTTTCGTGGTGGAGAAGACTTTCGGCGGAGACATGGCCGCGCTCATCCTGCGCACCAGTTGGGACGCCCTGCGCAGGGAGCAGCCTGACCGCTTCGAGGACCGACTGATCCCCCGGATCATCGAGGTCCACGCCCGGCTGGGGAAGGTCATCCGAGCCGAGCCGATCGGTCAGCAGTGGGTCGAGGCCCGGATCCTGATGGCGGCCTACCTGCCGGACCTGGAGTCCGAGTGGACGACCTACGTCCCGGGCACGCGCGACTCACCGGGCCGGCTGGACTGCTCGGTCCACCTGGCCTACGAGTTCCTGCCGCTGCCCAGGCCGGGGGCCGCGACCAATGAGGGCGCGGCCATCATGGCCGGGACCGACCTACTGGCCGGCCTGTTCGGTCGACACGGGCGCTGACCTGTTGACGCATCACTAGGTCTGCCCGTACTCTCGGCGTCATGGCCAAAGATGAACGCCCCGAGTCCGGACCCATCGGCAACACGGATCCGAAGAAGCGCGGTCGTGGTGGAGTCGACCGGACCGGGATGGAAGATCTGGGGAAGAAGCAAGGCAAGCCGAAGGGTGGAAAGTGAGCGTCCAGGTCGACCTCGCTGCCAATCAGACCGACGCTCGACCGGAGGGCAGGTAATGAGCGGTAGCGCGCGGATTCTTGCCGCCCTCGTTCAGGCTGAGATCGCCGCGAGTGGTCGGACGCAGGCCGAGGTGGCTGCGGAGGTTGGTATTACGCCGAAACACCTGAGCCAGTTCGTCTCAGGCCATTGCGGCATGAGCCTCGACCTCGTCGACCTGGTGTTGAGGTCGCTTGGTCGCGGACTTGTCCTGGCTACGCTCGTGGTCGACGCCACCCCAATCCCACATGACCAGCTCTCCGACGTCGTGGACGAGTGGTCGCCGTGAGCCACATGAGGCCGGGCGACGCCCCGGACGAGCAGTGGTCCGACGGCGACATCTTCCTGGCCGCTGACGGCGTGGAGTGGAAGCTCTGCCGGATCCGCGAGATGGGCGCCGAGGCGAAGTTCGATCGCGCGCTCTGGTGCTGGTCGCGGTTCGGGCGCAACGGCTACGCCGCCTTCCCGTACCCGGCCCGGCCGATGATGCGCGTTCGGCTCGTCGTCGAGGGCCAGGAAGAAAACTTCGTGCGTGGCTGGCTGTTGAAGAACAGCGTCACGGTTACGCGCCAGGGCGTCACGATCATGGACGACCCGAAGCCACGCGATCACAGCGTGGATCAGGACCAGGAAGGGGATCCGATCTGATGGCGTGGCCACCTGAATTGATGGATGCTCGACCGTACTCGACCGGCCCGCTGTCCCGCTGGAACCCGACGATTATGAACATGTTCCCGGCCCGGGGCGGGTCGCACTGGATCGACAGCAGCAACGCCGAGCTACTCGCCCAGATGCACAGTCTGGGCTTCAAGACGGGGGCGGCCTTCCCGCTGATCCGCATGTGCCTGTTCGCCCCGCCGGCCATCCAGCACGCGTACAACAAGGCGGGCGGCCAGGGCATCGTCATGCGCCGCGTGCCAGGCCTGGCCGAGGCGCTCGGCGTTGACCCGGACGCTCAAACCTCCATGCGTATCGTCGACCCCACCATGGACCTGATCGACCAGATCAACTTCGAGCTACGCCAGAACCGACCGAAGGACCCGACGCGATGACCGACCCGCCGAGCGCCAAAGCCTGGGGCTCCTGCCTGGGTGGGATCGCCGTGGCGATTCTCGGTACGGTCCTGGCGCTCGCCCTGGGCTTCTACGTCGCGCTGAAACTCTAGGGAGGAAAGGGATCATGAAGACCCGCGTTCTCTCGTCCTTCGTCGGGACGCTCATGCTGGCCGGCCTGCTCGCCCTGGCGCTGGGTCTGGCGCCCAACGCATCACGCTGGGGCCTGCCGGGCGACCCGCCGCCCGAGCCCTCGCACCTGATCATCGTCCTGGAGCCAGCGCCGTGAATATCAAAGTCCGGATAGGCGTGTCGTGACTGTCTTCCTGTTCGTCGTCCTGGTCCTGACCATCTGGCGCGGCACTCACCTGCTGATCTATGACGAGCTTCCGCCGGTGCGGATCGTGCGCGAGTGGTCGATCGCGACCTTCGGCGTGGGTGACGCCCAGGGCAAGCTCGTCAAGGGCCGGCCGGGCTGGGGCATCCTGGGCCTGTCGATCGCCTACATCTGGACCTGCCCCTGGTGCATGAGCTTCTGGGTCGGGCTGGGCGTCTGGGGCCTGGCCGACTGGCGGCTGTCCGTGCCGCTGCCCTGGTGCCTGGTCGCGGTCGGGTCGCTCGTCTCGGGCATCGGCGGCTGGGTCAAAGCCGAACACGACCAACGCTGGGAGCTTCGCGACCGGCAACTCAATGGATAGGCTGGCGTCATGACGGGACCGACCGAGCACGACCTTGAGGCCAGCGTGATCGGCGACTACGACCATGCCTCGGAGGTCGCGCTCCAGGCCGCCGCTACCGCGCTCGGCCCGCTCCTGGGCAGCACGCACGGCGTGCTTGCGCTGGGCGGCCAGTGCAGGACCGTCGCCCAGGTCGTGATTGAGACCTCCGAGCAGTTCCTGGCCTGGCTGCGGCGCTCGCGCTCGATCACCCTTACGCTTGTCTCAATCGAAGACCTAGACACCGGGGAGATCACCCCGGTCAACCGAGGAGATTTCCCCATGGCAGTTGAACTGACCACCAGCCAGCGCGCCCGCTACACCATCGAGGCCCGCGACGCGCGGGGCTTCCTCAACAAGGAAGCCCTCGACCTCCAGGTCACCGGCGACGGCGTGACCGCCGAGATCGTCGAGACCCCGGACCCGGACCAGCCCAACGAGCTCCTGGTCACCGCCGCGAGCCCGAGCGTCGGCAACGTCGTCACCCTCGACGTACCCGACGACGACACGGTGGCGGCGGCCAGCGACAGCTTCAACGTGCGCGCTGGCGACGTCGCGACCCTCCAGCTCGGGGCACCGGTCATCGAAGAGATCCCGGCTACGAGCACTGAGCCCGTTCCGACGCCGGAGCCGCTGGTCTAGTTTCCCGGCTTACCAGCGGTACCGAGCCCCCGGCCTGGTCGACCCCCCGACCAGCCACCGGGGGCTCGGTCATGTCCAGGCGCGTGATCTCCGTCTACGATGGCCACACAACGGCGATCACGGGGGTGAGACGTGCCGGACAGCGTGCGCCTGCCTGCTCGCCTACGTGAGCCGGCGCTGGTGGCGGCTTCCCAGGCCTACACCGCCCAGGAGTTCCGCGGCTCCCAGCTGTTCAACAACATGCCGTGGCAGTACGAGGCCTGGGGCTTTCGTCGCACGCTGGGCGAGTTCAACCAGGCGATGGACTGGACGGCTCGGGCCATGTCGCGGATCCGGCTCGGGGCGGCCGAGATCATCCCGGGTGGTGACGAGCCCGAGATGTTGCACGAAGGCCCGGCCGCAGACCTCATGGAGAGTTTCTGCGGCGGTCCGCCCGGCCACTCGGCTTTCCTGTCCGCCATCACGCCGCACCTGGAGATCCCCGGTGAAGGCTGGCTGATCGCCGAACGCGATGACCCCCGGATGCCGCTGAGCCAGGCCGAGTGGGGCGTCTACTCGACCGAGTGTCTGTACCCGCTCGGTCCGTCGTTCAAGGTCCGCGTCGGCGAGTCCCAGTGGCGCGAGCTGGCCCCGGATAACCTGCCCATGCGGATCTACCAGCCCGACCCGCAGTATCCCTGGCTGGCGACCAGCAACGCCGAGGCCGCCGTCCCGATCATGCGCCGGATCTTCCTGATCGACTCGCGCATCGTCGCCATGATGGTCAGCCGCCTGGTGATGAACGGGATCATGCTCATCCCGGCCGAAGGCACCTTCGGCGTGCCGGCCCAGTACCAGGACGCGCCCGACCCGTTCGTGGCCACCCTGATGGACATCGCGGCCCGCAACATCGCCAACCCTGGCAACGCCAGCGCGGGCATCCCCATCCCGATCAAGTTCACGGCGGACCTGATCGAGAAGTGGCGCCTGTTCAAGGCCGAGGACCCGCTGGACGAGTGGCTCCTGAAGGAGCGCGATGACGAACTCGGGCGGCTGGGCGACACGCTCGGGATCGCGCGGGAGCGGGTGGCCGGCGGGACGGGCCAGCTCAACCACTGGAACTCCTGGCAGGTGGCTGAGGAGGAAATCAAGATCACCTTCGCGCCGCTGGCTGAGACCATCTGCGGTGCGATCACGAAGGCCTTCCTGGTCCCGATGCTGCGCCAGGCCGGCGCGCCGCTGGTCGGCCCCCGGGGCGGTCGGATCATAGCCTGGTACGACACCTCCGAACTCACCATCCGCCCGGACCTGGCCGAGCCGGCGCTGGCCCTGTACAACGTCGGGGTCATCTCCGAAGAGGCCCTCCGGCGCGAGACCGGCTTCTCCGAGACCGACGCGCCCACGGGAGAGGAACTCGAGACCTGGGTCTGGAAGAAGGTTGCCGGCAGCGACACGCTGGCCGCCACCGCCGCCCAGCATCTCTCCGGAGCCCCGCTGGCCGGCACGGTCGCCCTACCCGCGGCATCGGGTGGTGGCAACGGCGCGACGGCCCCCACTGTCGCTCCAGCTGTGCCGGCCAACGGACCCCCGCAGACCCGGGCCGAGCCGCCGCCCGCGCCCGGCGCCCAGCCCATCGTGGCCTCGGCCATCATCAAGCGGACGCTGTCGCGGGCCGGGGTACTGCGCGAGCACGTCAACGGCTACGACCGGGGCTGAGTCCCGATGCATCGCATCGAGGGCCTGACCGACGCCGAGGTAGCCACCTACGAACTCCGGGCCGAGGCCGCGATGGTCGAGTCGCTGACCTCGCTGGGCGAGACCATGGCCCAGATGATCCTGGGCAAGATGCCGGTCCTGGTCGCGGTGGGCGATGAGGTGCCGGTCTCGGACGTGCCCGAGGGCGTCGGCCCACCTGGGCAGCCCTACGTCTCCCCCGATGACCTGGCCGCCGTCACCCCGCTCTGGCAGGAACAGGTAGCGGCCAACCTCCTGCCCGTGGTCGCCCAGGTGTGGGCCGGAGCCGCCGGCCAGGTCCACGCTGGGCTGATCGAGGCGACCGGACTGGTCGACCTGGCCTCGGCGTCGAGCCTGGCGTCCGAGACGTACCTGGCCCAGGCCGCGAACACCTTCGCCGAGGTGGGCGACGCGTACTGGCAGACGGCCCGCAACGAGCTCCTGGACGGCTTCCAGCGCGGCGAGGACATCCCCCAACTGGCCGGCCGGATGCGCAGCGCGGCCCAGATCAGCGCGCGCAACGCTGTCCTGGTCGCCCGCACACAGGTCATTGAAGCCTCAAACGCAGGCTCGATCGCGACCGCTCGGGCGACCACGTTGGAGATGAAGAAGGAATGGATCGCGACCCCGGACCTGCGGACCCGCCCGACCCACCTGGAAGCTGACGGCCAGCGCGTCGACCTGGACGCGCCGTTCAGGGTCGGCGGCTACTCGGCTGACTTCCCGGCCTCCCCCAGCCTGCCGCCGGCCGAGCGGTACAACTGCCGTTGCACGGTCGGGTACGTCCTCGACGATGACGACATCGTCAACGCCCGGCGGGCGGCGGTCCCGCAAACGCTGCCCAACCAACAGCCCGCGCCCCCGGTCCTGGACGAGACCGCGCAGGAGATTCCGGGCGCCCAGGCTCCCGAGCCGGCACGCGGCTACCCTGCCCAGCCCGGCTACCCCGCCCGACCGGGCACTCCGGGCGTCCCCGGCCACCCCGGACGTCCTGGCTATCCGGCCCGCCCCGGTTACCCCGCGCGCCGCGGTACGGGCGTCCAGGACGAGCTCCGGGAACGCCAGGCCGGCCCCGGAGTCCAGAGTCTCGGCGACCTCGGCCCGGACCCGGGCATCGGTCACGACATCCGGCCAGGGATCGCCGGAGCGAAGACGCTGCCAGAGCTGCGCGAGGTCTGGGTCGACGAGATGCGGCTGATCACGGGTCGCGACATCACGGTCCAGATCCCGCCTACGGCGTCGCTGGTCACCATGAAGTCCTACGCCGAGGGCGTGCTGACCAGCCTGGAGCGCTTCCCTGCGATGAACCTGCGCCGGGTGGGCTGGTTCGACGAGGACACCGGCGCGTACGCCCACGCCCTCATCGAGGACGGCCAGGGCGTCATCGAGTTCAACCTCCGCTGGTCGGACCAGTCCCGCCGGCGTGCCTTCTCCGCTGCCCTGCGCAGCGACGTCAAGGGCTGGCAGGAGGGTCGCGACGGCTGGTCACCCCGGGGTGTGGACGTGCCGGCCAGCATCGCTCAACACGAGATGGCCCACGTGCTCCAGTTCGCCAGCCTCGGCGGTAACGCGCTCGACAGCCAACTGTTCCGGCTGGTCGAGCGCAGGGCGGCCCTGGTCGGCAAGGCTCCCGACGTCCTCGTCTCGTCCGAGGTCAGCGTCTATGCCACCAAAGACTTCGGCGAGTTCGTCGCCGAGTCGTTCGCCTCGGTCATGGCGCGCGGGTCGCTGGCCAGCCCGCTGGCACGCGAGGTCGTGGACCTGCTGGAGGCTGAGTACCGCCGCCGTGGTCTGCGGCTCGGGCTCCAGGCGGTCGACGATGATCTGGATTTCCTTGAGGCGACGAAGTTCTCCGCTCCGAAGGCTGCCGGCCTCCAGGCCCGTACGGTCGCCCAACTCAGGACCGAGGCCAACAGCCTGGGCATCACCGTCCCGGCCGGCGCCCGGAAGGCCGACCTCATCAAGCTGATTGAGGACAACGGGCGCCCGTCGCCAACTCTGCCCAGAGCTTTGTTGACGCCTGCGGAGTTTGATGCCCGCGTCGCAGCTGCACGCGCCGGAACATCAGCCGAGCGGGCAACTCCAGTGCGCGTGACTGTCGACGCGTCGGCTGGTTCGGATACGGGCAGGTGGAAGGCCGTCGAGGCTGAGGGTCTACAGGGCGCGCCTGGCCCACTGCTCTCGGCCATCACGCGCCGCGTACGCACCTCAGGACCATTCAATGATCGGCTACGCCTGCCCGACGGCCGACCGATAGAACCCTGGGAAGTGCAGTACCGAGCCGGACTAGATCCTGAGTTCAGGGCCAAGCTGGAGAAACTTGACGCTGAGCGCAGGGCCAAAGAGATCGCCACGGCCGACCGCGACATCAAGACGCTCGACCGGGCCATGGCACAGTCACCTCTCTCCGATGACGTGATCGTGTACCGAGGGGGCGACAACGCGGCTCGTCTGGGCATTCCCGAGGGCGACGCGGTCGGCATGCAATGGACCGACCTCGGTTACGCCGGTACCAGTAGTCAGCGAACCGTCGCCGAGTCGTTTGCCCAGCGCGACGGCTATCTGATCCGTGTACTGGCACCGAAGGGCACGCCGGCTATTCGCATCGCCGGGGGCGGCGAGAGCGAACTACTTCTGAACCGAGGGCTCCGGTTCCGTGTCGTCGCCGACCATGGACTGACCAAGGGTGGTGTGCGCCAGCTCGACGTCGAAATCATCCAGCCGGCGCCCGTTGTCGACCGGGCCGCTGTGCGCGCTGCCGCTCGGGAGCGGGCCGCCGCCATCGAGCAGGCCACCGGGTCGTCCAACCTGCTGGCCGAGATCGATTCGTTGCTCGCGTCAAAAGCTGACATGTCAATCATTCGCCAGCGCCTGGCGCCCGAACTCATCGCCCGGGACCAGGTCTTCGGCGGGGCGGACGAGGCCATCCGGCTGGCGCTGGAGCGGGCGACCGAGACCGGGGACCTGACGAAGGTTCGCGCGGCGGTCACCTCGGCGACCCGCAAGGCAAAGGTCAAGCCGATCGGTAAGGCCGGCCAGAAGGTGCCCTTCGACCCGAAGACCATGGAGTCCGTGGCGGACCTGGAGATCGCTCCCGGCACTCCGGTCACCATCATCCGTCGTGGCACGACCATGGAGGGCCTGACCGACCCGCTGACCCGCGCCCGGGTGACGACGGTCCGCGCGCCGGCGAAGAGGGCAGCCGCCCGCAAGCCGCTGCCACCTCCGGGCACCGTGAAGCCGCGCTCGGTCGCGAGCATCACGAAGGCCAGCGGTCCCGAGGCGAAGGCCCGCGCCCGCCAGGTCCAGCTCGACGCCGCGACCGGCACGGCCGACCTCGTCCTCCGCCTGGAGGAGATCATCGCCAACCAGGCCAGCCAGCGGGCGCTGGTGCACACCATCGACACGGTGGGCCGGGCTGCCGGTCTGGACGCCGCAGACCTGGAGTTCCTGCGCGGCCAGGTGAAGGATGCGGTGGCCTTGCGCGTGGCCGTGCGCCAGCTGGCCGGGCGCGAGGGCGTCGCGCTGACCGGCGAGGTGGGCGACGTCGTCCGCTACAGCCGACGCCTCCACGAAGGCATCGCTGGCGACCTGGCCGAGGGCACGCCGGTCGAGATCGTCCGGCCGGGCGCGGAGATCCGGCTGGGTCGCGAGGTCGTGCCCTACAAGCGGGCCGCCGTCCAGGTCAGCGACCGGGTACCCGCCGAGGCCAGGGGGGCGCCAACGCCCCAGCAGGTTCTGGCTCAGGTCAAGCGTGAGGCGCTGGCGGTGGGTCGCGGCGAGGGCGAGGCCGTCCGCGACCTGCTGGGCGGCCAGGTGGGTGACGTCAAGCTGATCCGGACGGCCAGCGGCCAGCAGGTTGTGGTCAAGCAACTCGGCGTGCGGTACAGGATGACGAAGGCCGAACTCAAACATGAGGTGGACGCCGAGGTGCTCGGCCCGCAGGTCATCGACGCGGTCGGGGCGCAGGCGGCTGCGGCCACATCGCTGGGCACCGATCGCGTACTGATCGAGTTCATCGACGGCCGCATCGGCATGGAGTACCTGTACGGGTCGAAGAACGCCCGCGAGGTCATGGTCGAGCTCGTCGACTCGGACCAGGGGCGCCTCATGGGCATCGCCGACTACCTGGGTATCAACGCCGACCGCCATGAGGGCAACTGGATGGTTGACCAGGCCGGCCAGCTCATCGGCATCGACCACGGCGCGATGTTCAACACGACGACGTGGCCGGTCGACACGGTTCCAAACGGGTTCTTCAACGGATTCATGAAGGGCGGATACCAGACGCTTGCCGACAAGATCGACATTGCGCCGGCCGATCTGGTCGTGATCCGCGCACGACTGGAGGCGCTCGCACCCGAGTTCGCGGCTCGCGGTCGGACCGCCTGGTTCAAACAGGTGATGCTCAGGCTCAAGGAACTGGAGAAGCGCGCGGACCCGACTGCGAAGGTGCGCCTATCCTGAGGGGGTGACCCTCCATCGCCTCGATCTGCTACCCGTCGCCAGCGGCGGGCCAGCAGTCGGCGCGGTCGTCTTTGACGACGCATCGGGTCGCCTCGACTATGAGCGCGGCGCCCAGGTCGCCCTGGCCAGCGACCGGGCACGCTTCGGCGGTACCGATCGCGAGTACGGGCGGATACTCATCGAGTCCGGCTGGTCCAACGGCCAGTTGGCGCTCATCCCGGCCGGTATCGTGGCCTCATGACGGCCAGGGCTCAGTCTCAGTGCGGCGCGTGCGAGCACTACCGCTCCCCGCTGTCGACCGAGGCCAGCGTGGCCGGCAAGACGGTC